CGCGGCCCGTGTTTTGGCTCCTCCACCTCGCCACTCTGCCCGTTAATAGCCTGCCGTATGCGAAGCTTCCGAGCCTCAAAACGGACGTCGGACACTTCAAGGGCGAGCGCTTCGCCGAGCCGGAGCCCCGCCCGGTCGTAGACGAGCACGAGGGGATACCACCCGCCATCACCATCGGCCCGTGCAGCCTCTAAAAGCGCTTTCCGGCTTCTCGGCTCTAGCACCCGTTGCGCGGTGGCGGCTTGCCGCTCGTGTGCACTCGGTTGCAACCGGAATTCCCGCCCGAGTTTCGCGGCGACGTTGCCAGTAACGAGCTCGTCGTTAATGGCGGCGTGGAGCATGGCCCGGAGCGCCGAATAGGTCACCCGGAGCGATGCCCGCATGAGAGGTCGCCCGCTCGCGCCCCGTGCCTGGCATGCGGCGAGGAATGCGATCACGTCGCTCCGGCGTAGCTCGGTCACCCGGAACCGCCCGAGCCGGGGCACGATGTAGTTTTCTACCGCCTTTAGGTGTGCCCGGTAGGCTTGCGGCTTTAACCGCGGCGGCTGAATGGTTTTGAGCCAGTGGGCGGCGTAATCGGCAACCGTCGAGCGCGGGTCGACCCCCGGCCGGAGCCGACGGCGGCGCCGGGAGCTACCGGTACGGTGCTCCGCGGCGCGGGCCTCGTCGCGGCTCGCATGCCACGTCCGACGCCGCACGCCGGTAGCGTCGCGGTAGTCATGCGCCCACCCGCCGCGCCACTTGAAGACGGCCATTAGCTAGCCCTCCCGCTCCGGCGGCGGGCGCCATGCGTGAGAGCCAGGTGCGTAAGGGCGAGCGTTGCGAGCGGGCTTACCGGGTGTACGCCTTGCTCCCACCGGGCGACCGTGTTGGGGGTCACATGAAGGGCCGCCGCAAGTTCCGCTTGCGTCAACCCGAGCTTGCGCCGGAGCGCGCGTACTTCGTTGGGTTCCATCGGCGGAACTATACGCGCCGGCTAGTGGGTCAGGCAATCCGCCGCTCGTGTGGTCCGCCGTGTAGGCCGCAATGTCGGCCGGGTCGAAGTATCGTCGGCCGCCGGTCGCGTCTTGCCGGGCTCTGACCTTCCCGAGCCGCGCCCATTCGTTGAGCGTGTACGGGGTGACGCCGAGGAGCCGGGCCGCTTCCCGAGTAGAGAGCGCGTGAGGCTCCGCGACGGCCGGGGCCGAGTTGTCGACGGCTGTTGGTAACTCTCCGGCGTATGCGGTTAGCTCGGCGACGAGGGCGGCAACTCGTGCGGCCAATCGTTCCGAGTTTGTGCCCGCATGCATCCGAGCCGCCCCCCGCGGGTTACGGCGCTACTAATTTAGCTTTTAAAATCTGCGGGGGTTGCTACGTGAGTGGCCCCAATAGCGCCGATGCCATAGTGGGTCAAGGGGTTTTTAGGGTAAGGCGGTGGTCGGTGTAGGGTAAGTGTCATACAAGACCATGGACTCTCAGGGCAATTGAGATAGCGCCCGCTCCCATGCCACGTCGACGCCGTATGCCGAACGAGGAGCCGCCGCGGCGTCGGCGGCCACGAATCCCGACCCGACCGGTAAGCCTCCGCATGGACGTTGAGCTGTGGGAGCGCCTAGAGCACCACGCCCCTTTGCAGCGCCGGAGCGTGACCAATCTTTTGCAGAAACTCGTGGCCGACGGGCTCGACCGGCTCGACGAGGAAGAGGCCGCCCGCGAGGTGCGCCGCGGGAAGCCCCCGCATGTGATCGGGCCGCCGCCGCCCAAGGGCATGACTCGGCGCCGTAAGCGTAAACCGACCTAGGGCCGGAGCCCGGCCAAGCGGCGGGCAAGGGCCAGAGCCGCCGACGGGTCGGTCGGGTGCAGTAGCTCGACCCACACGAGCACGGCACGCGCGCTCGATACCTCTCCGGCGGCTCGCCATCGGGCGAGGGTCGGCAGCGATACCCCGAGCCACCGGGCAAGCTTCGTCGGACCGCCCGCCGCTCCGATCGCTCTATAGACCACGTTGACCGGGGTCCGGGGCCGGCGCCGGCCATTCGTCTTGGGGGTGGGCATGGCCGCCGGCATAGCCCCCCGATAGTACGTGGTCAATACGTATCGGTCTTGACGGGTGCCCGCGCACGCCGTATGGTTCCGGGGTGTATGCCTAGCGCCGCCGCACGAGCCGTAACGCCCGCACGGGCTCCGGCGCCGTATCGGCCGCGAGCACGTGCGCGCGTACCGCTTGCGGGCTCCAATCGAAGCGGTCGCACAGGACGCGGAATGCGAACGGGTGCCCCTCGTCGTCGCTTTCAAACCACGCCCGGGTTTTGGCGTACAGATTGCGGTCCTTGCCCGTGCTCTGCCCGCGTGGTGCCCGGCGGAGGTCGGTTAGGGCTTGGCAAAGAATGGCAAGGCTAAGTAACCGCTCCGGCGTATCCGCTCCGCGGAAGCGGAGCCACCTCAACCCGTCGCACGGGTCAATGGAAAAAAGCGCGCGGGCGTCGGGCAATAATGCCGCCGAGCCGCTCGTGTGCCCTTGCAATTTCGACGCACCACGCGCAAAGCCTGACACTAAAGCGCCTTCCTATCATGGCAGGGCGCAAGATGGGAGTAACACGGTGGACACGGAAGAAACCACCCCCACACCGCCCGAGGGTGCCACGCTCGCGCTCGTACCCGACGCCGCCGGGCAACAACCCTTCGCCCTAAACGACCCGGCGGCCCTCGCCGAGCGGCTCCGCGTGTATGGCGAGTCGCGGGCGCTCCTCGTCGATTGGCTCCTCTCCAAGTTGGTCGCCGGTATCGACTATACATTGATCCACCGGAAGGTGGGCACCCGCGGTAACAAGGTCGAGTGTCCTAACGTCGGTAACCTCGTTGCGCGCTCGTGTCAGGAATGCGGCGGCAAGTCGAGCCTCTGCAAACCCGGAAGCGAGAAAATTTGCGGGCTCTTACAATTACGCCCGGTCTTTTCCCGCGATGTGGAAATGTGGGAAATGTTGGGGTCGGAGCCCGGCGTCATTGCGCTTAAATGCGAGCTAGTCACGTCGACCGGCGTTGTCGTCGCCGAGGGCCGCGGGGCGAGGCACCGCGACATGGATTACGGCGACCTCAACAAAAGCGTGAAAATGACCCAAAAAAGCGCGCAAACCGACGCCGTGCTTAGGTGTGCCGGCTTGAGCGAGATTTTTACGCAAGACCTCGAAGATTTGCCGGGCTTCCGCGACAACGGCGACGACGCGGCCGATTTTCAAACCCCCGAGGCTCCGGCGGCCCCGGCTCCGGTGCGGGCGCCCTCGCTCCGTGACCAACTCGGCGAGTCGGTGCGCCGGGCCGTCGCGGTGCCGGCGGGTACGCCCGTCCGCGAGCGTGCGAGCATGATCCGAGGGAGTCAGGGGCAAACCCCGCCGCCCGTACACCGGCCCCCCGTCCGCGGCCCGCAAGCCCCGGCACCACGGGCCGCCGCCGGCTCGTCGACTGGCAACACGCCACCCGACGCCTTGAGCCCGGCCCGGATCAACCGCCTTTTTGCGTTGCTCCACGAAGCGGTGCGCGGGGCCGACGTACCGGAGGAGCAACACGAGGGGGTATTCAACGTCGCCCGGCGCTACCTCACCGATTGGGTCGGCCAAACGCAGGGCCGCGAGAGCATCGGCGATTGCTCGTGGCGAGCGTACGACGAGCTATGCGCGCAAGTACCCGCCGCCGTAGACGCCGCCCTCGGGCAAGAGCCACCGCCGGAGCCTCGCTATCCGCGCCCGCGGATCGTGCGGCGCTCCTACGGCGCTCCTAAGCCGTTCTTGCGTCGGGGGTACTAGTCATGCCGACACTTCAGATAGACACGGTGCCGTGCGAATTGTGCGGGAAGCCTACGGTGCCGTGCGAATTGTGCGGGAAGCCTACGTATATGCTCGGCACGAAACGGTGCCACGGTTGTTGGGAGCTTGAGAGGCGGATTCGGATGCAACCCGCGCTTGCCCGCGAAATTCTTGAGCGCCTTACGCGTGAGTGAGCATGGAGGGGGCAGGCGTCGAGGAAGGGGGCGGCGGGTCGGTTTTGACCTTCGACGCGCCCTCGCACGTCTATCGGGTTGATAACGAGCCGGTCGAATGGACGGTCACGCAACTCCTCGAAGCGGCGGGAATCTCGCCCGACTACTCGAAGGTCAACCCGGCGGTACTCCACCACGCCCGCATGCGGGGCATACACGTTGACGCGTGTTGCGCCCTCGACGATTCGCCCGAGGGGCTCGATTGGTCGACCGTACACCCGCAAGCCGTCGGGTACGTGCAAGCGTGGCAATGCTTTAAAGCCGATTACGGGTATCGGCCGCTCGCGTCGCAACTCATCCTGTATCACCCCGAGTACGGGTACGCCGGCACCGCCGATTGCGTCGGGCTCCTCGACGGCTACCCCGTCGTTGCCGAGCGCAAGGCGACGGCCAAAATGGCGCCCTCGTACGCGCTCCAAACCGCCGGCTATGCGTGCGAGGGCTTGCACATGGCCCCGCCGGGCGGCGGTGTGTTGGAGCCGGTACCGTGGATCACGCCGGCCCGGCTCGGGGTGCATTTGCTCCCTAGTGGCCGGTACGAGGTGCACCCTTACGAGGATACCGACGACGACGCGGCGTGGTTAGGCGTGCTCGCGTTGGCCCGGTGGCGCAAGGCCACTCGGGGCCGCTAGAATAGCCCCGTGGCAGGTATGCGGCGGGGAGCGGCTCCTATACGGGGGCCGTCCGCCGCCCCTGACCCACCGGCACCGCTAGCCAGATACCCGCCCGGGCTCGTATAAGCGCCGTATGAGCCCCGCCGAGATTCGAGCCGCCGCCCGTGCCTTGGGGAGCCTCGGGGCGGCCAAGGGCGGGCGTGCCAGGGCCGCCCGGATGCCTCCCGAGGAGCGCCGCGCGCAAGCCCGACAAGCGGTCGAAGCGCGGTGGAAGCGGCGGCGGCGTCAATCGGCGCCAGATAGTCATACCTCGTAGCACCGTTGACCCATACGTGCCCGGCAACGTATAGCGCAGACGCATGGGCACCGGCCGATCACCGGGGGCGCTCCGGCAATCGTTCCGCCGTGGAGCGCCCACGCCCTCACTCTGTCAACAAGGGGGTACCTAGTGGGATGGTTTTCTAATCCGCAATTCGCGTTTTGCCGTGGCATTGCGTCGCATGCCTGGCACTACCCGCCGGAGTTTTCGCACGAGGGCAAGCGGCTCGCGTTGATTCTCCATTGCGACCATTGCGGCACGCGGCGGAAGGATCGCATTGCGCCGGCAACGGGCGTCGTTGAGAGCCGGTCGTACGCGTACGACGAGGGTTACTTGCTCGACCTCCAAGGCGACAAGCGCCCTGAGAAAGCCGAGCTTCGAAAAGACGGTCTCGCGCTCTTACTCGACACGTCGAAGCGCGGCAAGGTGCACCGGCTCCGGCCACGTAGGAATCGCGCGGCATGAAAGCGACCACGTACTATTGCGACCGGTGCGCGAACGAGGGGAAGCCAAAAGAGCCGGCACCGCACAAGGCGTGGATACGTACAAGCCTCGGCGGCCGTGCACTGCGAGTCGACGTGTGCGAGGCACATCTACTTGCTATTGTCGGCACGAGCTCGAATGGTGCCCGGCCCGTGCCCGCGGCGCCGAGTGGCGAGCGCATATGGTCAACTCGGGGCGGGCAAGGGTTAGAGCGCAAGGCGTACGAGCGGCTTGCGCCATTCGTTGAGAAGCGCCCGCGCTTTTCAATCGACGATGCTAGAGCCTACCTCGGCAAAGACGTACCCCCGAGCCGCATTGGCAGAGCGCTCCGCTTGCTTGTCGACGACGGGAAGCTAGAGCGGTACATGGCCAGCATCTATCAACGCCCCGGCTTTACGATACCGGAGCCCGCGAGCGCCGAGCTTGCTGCAACCGCCGTGGTGAAGCTCGCCAAGGCACAACCGGGCATGCGGGCTACTGCCGCCGCCGCGCTCGCGGGTATCGAGTCGGTCAAACTATGGCGCGCGACGATTGAGTATATCCGCGAGCACAAGCTAGCCCGTACCAAGGGCTCTAAATCCGCAATGTGCTTGTATGCGCTCTAGGGCTCCGCGAGCCGGTCGAGCGCTTCACTAGCGAGCCCTTCGAGCACGTCGGCCGGTAGCGCGGCCGTTATGTCGACGCCCCCGAGCCTCACAGCAAGCTCGACTGAATCACCCTCGCTCGGGTAACACCGCTCGGGGGCGTCGCCAAAGCGACCCCGCGTTTCTCGGGTTGCGTCGAGCACCTCGACGGTTACCGGCGCGGTAATCTCAGACTCGAAGGTCACGAGCCAAGCCGCAAAACGAGCCGGCGCCTAATCTCGTGGTGCGCGGCTAGGGCTTCCTCTTTCGTCGTATACCGGAGTTGCTCGGTTTCCTCGTCGGGCTCGCCACCGGGCACGGGGAAGGGGAGCGGCGGCCCGTATGGCACCTCGCGGCCCGAGCCCGGCATGACAAAGGTTTCCGTGGCCGCGGCAAAGCGCATGGTTTCAAAGATGAGCGGTGGCCCGAATCCGTGTGAGTGGTCGAGCCCGAGCCATGTAGTCGAGAGGCACGAGCCGTCGGGTAGCTCGTCGAGCGCAACGGGCTCTTGCGCGTCTTTCATGCGCGCCCACGCGAGCGTTGCGGGTAGTGAGAAACCCGGGAACGGGCCGTCGGCCGGTATCGGGAAGCCTTCCGGGTCATAGTACATGGGGCGGCTTACGAAGCCTTGCGTAACCGGAAGGGTGCGCCACCGCGACGCGTGTAGGTCGCAGAAGTCAAAGAGCCACACGATTTCAACCGAGTTGATCGTGGCAAAGGTCCCTAAAGAAGCCCGGCCCCGCGCTCGACACGGCGGTAATCCGCCCGCCGCCCTCGATCGTCGGCCGGAGCGCAACCCATGTCTCGTAGGCGTGTTCCCAAAACGACACTTCGTCGGCGAGTACCGATGTAAACGTGTGTTGTCTTGCCTGCTCCTCACCCTCGCCGAGGGCCACGATTTCCGAGCCGTTTGGAAACCTCAAAAGCCCGACGGAATAGTCTACCTCGTCGATAGGCGGAAGCGCCGCGGGCACGTGCTTGTGGATAAAGTACGCGCGACGCACTAGCTCGCACGAGCCCTCGGTTTCCGTTCTTCCCAATTTGCGGGCCATAAACGCGACCTTGGTCAAAGGGGAAAAACGCGCGAGCCAGTAGTTGAGCGCAACGAATAGCCAAGTAATCACCATCCGGCGGCTCTTAGCGACGACGAGAATCGGCAACTCTTGCCACCGCCGCGCTAAAATCTCGGCGTACTCGTGCGCCGGGTAGCGCCGCACCGTGCCGGTTGCCTCGTCGCGCGTCCATACACAGTCGCGCACAAATGCCCACGGGTCGCCTTGGATACCGTAGTTAGCCGCGGCGCGGCGTTGCTCGAGCGCGAGTCGAGCCGCGGCCCGGACGGCTAGCGGGTGGTCGGGGCCGAGCACGCGCCCGGCGTGCGGGCTTCCGGGGTTACCCTCAGGCATGGCTTAGAGGCGTTCGACGCTCGCGAACGACTTGTCCATGCTGTTACTCGCGTTGGCCGTCGTAAATTGGCCCTCGATTGTGAGCGTGACCGCTCCGGGCATGCCAGATGGTGTCATCGTATTACGGAGGAGGAAAGCGGTACCGGATACCCCTTGGTGGTTCGTCGGTTGCGTGGTCGCGAGAAAGCCCGTGCCGCCGCCACGAAGCTGCGTCGTGCTGGCAAGGCAAAATAAACAATCCATCGCATACGTGTAGGTCGCCACGGTGCCGGCCTCGGAGATACTCATTAAGGCGACGCCGTTGGCGCGGATAACGACGATGATGCCGCCCGCCGCACGGGCAATTTCGCCATTGACTTGGACGCGATACAGTCGATTGGCTTGGAGCGTGCCGAGCGCGAAGCTCGCGAGCGTGAAGAAGGTGTTGAGATTCGCGCCGCCCGTCGTAAACGAGCTATCGACCCACGGCGGCACGGCAATGACCGGATTTGGGTATGTACCTGCGAGGTCGCCACCCGCCGGGCCGGTCGGGGGCGCCGAGCCCGCCGGCACCGATACCCACACCGCGCCATCCCACTTGTAGGTAACGCCATTCGATGCGGCGAACGTTTGCCCGACGGTTAGGGGCGGATTCGGAAAGTCGATTGCCGCCATTTTACTTTTGCCCCATCGCCGGAACCCATTGCGCCGAGGTGCCGTCGTCGTAATACACAAAGAGCATGCCGTCAGGGTCGGAGCGCCACCAAAGGGTTCCGGGTGTGGGCGTCGTCGGCGCCGTAGCGCCGAGCGCAATCGGAATCGGGCTCGGCGTTGCCCATGCCGTCGCGTAGTCGGTGGCCGACGCCTTGGTCAAAATCTGCCCCGTGGCACCGCCCGCGGCGATACCCGGGCCGGTGGCGCCGGTGGCACCCGTCGCTCCCGCCGGCCCCTGCGAGCCGGTGGCGCCCGGGTTGCCTTGTGGCCCTTGTGCTCCGGTGGCCCCGGTCGGCCCCGCTGGCCCTTGCGGCCCGGGTACGGTGGAATCCGCCCCCGCCGGCCCTTGGGCGCCTGTGGTGCCGGTATCGCCCTTAACGCCTTGTGGCCCCGTCGGCCCTGTCGCTCCGGTCGCGCCTTGTGGGCCTTGTGCCCCCGTGGTTCCGGTGGCGCCGGTCGGCCCCATGATGGAGGTTTCGAGCGTCCACGTGCTCGCCGCCGTCTTTTCGTAGACGCCGCCCGTATCGTTGCGGAGGTAGAAATCGCCGACGTTGCCGAGTGTGCCCGCCGGGAGCCCGGTACCGGACCACCATTGCTCCGCTTGACCCGTTGGCCCCGTTGGCCCTTGCGGGCCGGTTGCACCGGTCGGTCCGGGATTCCCTTGTGGCCCTTGTGCCCCGGTGGCTCCCGTGGTGCCGGTGGCGCCTTGCGGTCCTTGCGGCCCCGTCGGCCCCGGTACCGTCGAGTCGGCGCCCGCCGGCCCGGTGGCACCGGTCGCGCCTGTGGTGCCTTGTGGCCCCGTTGCGCCCGTCGCTCCTGTGTCGCCCTTGGGGCCTTGCGCGCCGGTCGCACCGGTCGGCCCCGTGGCGCCCGCGGTC